GTGCAACCACCCATTTTGACTACGCAGCCATAGCGATAATCATCGCTATAAGACTGCTTAGCCTCATCGACCGCTTTTCAGGGTCGAATCCATCCAGATATCCTTTCGGAAGTCTGGCTCGTCGGGTTACCATCTTCGACTGTCTAGGTCTAGGAAGGTAGAAAGCACCCGACTCCGTCCCTTCAATATAACCTCCGCAAGCTAGCATAAATGTGAACTCCCCATTATAGGGAACCCTCATCTGCACTGGCTGTAAGAAGCTATATTTACGGGGAACCTGAATGGTCATAATGCCCTGGTTAGGGCTAAGCCATTCAGGAACAAAGAAGGGTCCTCTACGAAGCATACTAACCAACAACTTGTACGACCGGATAGGCCAGAATTGATTTCTGGCACTCCAGTCAAGAAGCTGGTTAATTGCAACGTAGATATCAGAGTCGACTGCAAGGTTTCTGACGTAGAAGGGCGTGACGTCCCAACCATTGTCATAATCCCCACCGCAGCTTTCTCTGAATGAACCCTCACTGAAGGACTTACTGCGATTAACAATAAGACCCGCCAACTCAAGGAGCTCACTTAGCTCAGCGTACTCTTCAACTTTGACAATGATGTCATCGCCAAAAACAGCGGTAGAGGACCAATCCATATAAAGGGTCGGTCCGCCTCTGGAGCAACGCATAGCATAGATGAGAGAAATGAGTATGAGTGTCATGAGAGGGAATGTAAAACCGTTCCCCATCGTGCTTATCATGTTCATCTCTACGAGAGCGCCATTCACATTGATTTGGGGACTCCTCAAATGCATGAGAAGGTCAAACCAAGGCTTAGGCATTAGGCTTTGGACAAGGTCGATCGTAATCATATCAGATGCAGAACTCAGGTCGATGGTCGCTATGCTTCCATCTATTGAGCCGCGAAGTGCAAGAGCCTTATTCAGGGGCTGCTGCGTAGATATATCACAACCGATATAGCGCAAGGTAGCTTCCAGATAACGGCCGGCAGCGAGCTGCATAGCCATGTTTCCAGAGGGTTCTATCGCTATCGTCCTAACAGTGTCTTCATTTTTCGGAACTGTCGTCAGTCTGGAACCGTAGATAGGGGTTACACCACTACTCTCGTTTTTGCCATCCCTGGCAAGAAAGTAGGTATTAAGGGCCCTTAGTCGTTTAACATACGGTTCACACAGAGGGGTGCATGTCATATCTTGTCCGATTTTCTGGGCAGTATGAGTTCCCTTTGTGCCATTGCTAGCACCGGGCCCAAATCGCCAGTTGTCGTAGAGAAATGACTGATCAAGAGTGACCTGGATATTAAGGTCGTTCAAGGTCGTACTAAAGCGCTCGAGCATGACAGTTATGAAATGCCGAGCGTCACGTACGATTTGATCGGGAAGCTTATGCCGGAAACCAGCCAACGATGTATTGATGGCTAGAAACTTGGCAACCGCGACTTTCTCAAGACCATTGTTGACAAAACCCGCACGCTTGCGCATGCGTTGCACCAATCTATCTCGGGATCCAGGGTGGACCCCAAGGGAAGATCGAACCTCATCTGACAGTGTGTCGAAGAAGGCATTGAGCCTACCTTCATTCACTTCGTTACCCATAGAATAACTCCTAATGGATGGGAGTGTGAAAGAACTAACCGGCTGTATCCCTACAGACCGCTCAGTCGGGCTATTAGTCGGCGTGGTGTCAAATCACGCCGCTAATCACCGTGTCGGCGATCCCCGAGGCCTGTGCCCAACCTGCACCGAAGTGCAGGCTGATCATGGCCCGGAGCTCTTCCGGCTCGTACGTATCCGTCCCAGCCGCTACTTCGATCGTCGTCGTAATACGACACGGAATCGAGTTTTGGTTGAGAGCGGGAGACGCGCCCTTCCGAGTGATCATCTTGTAGGTGTTCATCGGAACGTTCTTGATCACACCCGTCACAGGGTTTGCCTGTGGGAGCACACGCAAAACCGAAGGCCGGAAGAAGGAGAGTTGAAACGGCTTGGAAACCGAATTAACGTCCACTCCGGTTTGCGTCCCACCGAGAGCACTAATGGCATATTGCTTGCCATTGATGTTCGGGGCGACGTCGGTCACGAGCGTGTATGTCGGACTGGTAAGACCAGTCACGGCGGCTCCGGTAACGGGGGATGCAGGGGCAAAGGACATAGAAATGTCTCACTTTAAGCTAACGCCTGAGTCGAGATGAAGAACCCAGAACAGAAGCTAGATTCAGCAGCTTATTGACTGCCGACTTCCCAATCTCATCTGCGGTTTTGAATCGCAAAGAGCGGAAAGGTAGAGAGGAAAGCTTCGTGCGCGAGAAGTTTATATACGTATAAAGTCCTCCATGCGATTGATCCGTGGACATTACTGTCCCGGATATGGGCACATGAACTCCTTCAACGTAACAAATCATCTTATACCTGCGTTGAAGCATGAGATACTTGAGGCTGCCGGGAGGCATCTCAAAGGTATCCTCAAAATAGGCTCCAGCTGTGGTGAAGTAGTCAACGACCCAAGAAAAAGGAACGAGCTCCCAAGCAGTGCTAGGGAGCGCCTTTAACTCGAGGCCGAAATGATCATCGACACCGTAGTTGTTACCACTTTTGAGTTTCAAGTTCATACCACTGGCATAGCGATAAGAAAGCTCGTGCTCAGCCCTGAACAAACGAGAATACGGCGCGTTATACGCACCTGTATGACCGTTTGAACGAAGGCCAGAGATCCACTTCTTATTGGCGCTACCTGAAAGTTTCAACGTGACATCGTTGCGCAACAAGTACGCTTCGATAGACTCGTTAGCTTTCTTTATGTCAGCGAGCAAGGGTTTGACCCCGAAGGACCAAGTTAACCAAGCTTCACTAGCATATTTATAGGCTGACTTTCCACGAGTACGTTTGATGTCGATCAGAGCTCTGACGACCCCAGTAGCCGAATGCGCTAGCCCGGTGAGTAATCCCCGGGTTTCACGCAACTCTGCAACCGGAGCCATCGCGCTCCAATCTCCAACTTTGTCAGAAAGGCGCCTCTTAAGACGAGCGAGTGCAATATCTCGCAATGCGGTATCCTCACTATCCGAGATAAGTTGAGCACCATCTACAAACGAAACTAGGTTTCGCCCGTAGTAATGCCACCACTTACCGAAAGAGAAGTAGGGAGTATCGCTTTCGCCGTAGAGACGACATGGGACACTGGTTCGGGTCACTCGAGAGTAATCCGTAGTAGCGTCTTGCTTTCTAGCAACTTGTTGCCTCCAGTTTGGATTAGAGTTAAGCAACCGAGTATTGTTACCATCAACAGATGTGGTATCACTTGAGGAAAATGGATATGGTCCACCCTGACGGGTGTCCCAATAAACACTACTTTGGGTGAATCGCACAACGTGTGGTATCGTCTCGGTCGGCATAACAATTCCTAGAGAAGGCAAACGGCTGTAAACTATCAGCCGTAGAGAAACTAGGAACAGAGAGGACCTAACACCCCTCTATGTGACGCTCCTGAATAAGTGGAAGAAGACTAGAGTCCACGCCAGTCTCGGCAGAAGTGCCCAGAGGAAAAACATCGAAACAGTGATCGAAACCACTGTCAAGAGAATTCCACTGAGCAAAATACGCCAGAAATAAGGCCAAACTCTTTTGATCATTTTCCATACCTACTCAGGGTCTGCACAGCTTAAAGTAAAGCTGCTCCTAGATGAGGCCCCCCAAGGGG